TGAAAAGGCTGTTTCTCCTGAAAAATCAAATGGTTAACTCCCACCTGGCACAGTTGCCTACTTGTTGTAACTGTGCCAGGTGACACCAAGCGATTTTTCGGCTTGGTGAAATTTCCAACTTTTTTCTCATTTTTAAGGACTAAAAAAATGGCTAAAAATAGTGCTCGTTCCCATAGAAAAAATAATCGTTTTTCTCAGATTCCTAATTCCCCAATTCAGCGCTCTGTATTCGATCGTTCTCACGATTACAAGACGACTTTAGACGCTGGTTATTTAATTCCGTTTTTTGTTGATGAAGTTCTCCCCGGAGACACATTTAAACTGCGTGTGAACGCTTTTGTTCGAATGAATACGCTCATTGCTCCGTTCATGGATAACGTCTTCATGGATACTTTTTTCTTTTTTGTCCCAACACGACTCGTTTGGGATAATTGGCAGCGATTTTGTGGAGAACAAAAAAATCCTGGAGATAGCACCGACTTTCTCATTCCCTGTTTGAATATGGGTAGTACTTTCTCTAATGGCTCTATTTTCGACTATATGGGTTTGCCTACAAATGTTCATCTTGATTATAAAGTCACCCCTATTAATGCTCTTCCCTTTCGTTGTTATAATCTCATATACAACGAATGGTTTAGAGATGAAAATCTAATCGATTCTCTTCCTGTTAATACTGGTGACGGTCCAGATAATCTTGATTTATATTCGTTACAACGTCGTGCTAAACGTCACGATTATTTCACTAGTTGTTTGCCCTGGCCGCAAAAAGGCCCTCAAGTAGATATTAATTTAGCGTCAAATTCTGTCGTTCCAGTTGAAATGTGGTCTCGTACTGATCCTAATACCGTTCCGATAGCCAACTGGAATAATGGTGTTGGTATTCATTTCCAAGGCGATATTAACTACGCCTCTATGTATTCTGATGTTGGTGGTGATTTTGTTCAACGTTATTCTGAAGCCAACCCTAATGTTGGTACAGGTTTGAGAGCTATTCTTTCTCCTAACGTTAAATATCTAAACCACAACAATATCTACGCTAATGGTTATAAGAATGACCCGTACGTTTCTTGGCCTTCCATTGAAGTTAATGATCTTCGTCAAGCTTTCCAAATCCAAAAATTTTATGAAAAATGGGCGCGCGGCGGTTCTCGGTACACGGAAACTCTGCGTGTAATGTTCAATGTCATTTCTCCTGATGCTCGCTTGCAACGTCCTGAGTATCTTGGCGGTACTCATTCTCGTATTAACGTCGTACCGACTGCACAAACGAGTAGTACCGATACCGTTTCTCCTCAAAGCAATCTTTCCGCTTTTGGTGTGCTTGGTGATAGCGCTCATGGTTTTAATAAGTCCTTTGTTGAGCATGGTTACGTGATCGGTCTCTGCTGCCTCCGTGCTGATATTACGTATCAGCAGGGTTTGAATCGCATGTGGTCTCGTCGCCAGTTGTTTGATTTCTACTGGCCCACACTGGCCCACTTAGGTGAACAAGTTGTTTACAACCGGGAGATCTACACTCAGGGTACTGCCGATGACAACGGCGTTTTCGGTTATCAGGAACGTTATGCCGAATATCGTTATAAACCGAGCATGATTACTGGCAAATTACGTTCAACAGATGCTCAGTCTCTAGATGTTTGGCATTTGGCTCAGAAGTTCGATTCATTGCCCAAACTCAATCAGGACTTTATTGAGGAAAATCCCCCGATCGCTCGTGTCATAGCTGTTCAGAATGAACCACAGTTTTTTGCGGACTTTTGGTTTGATTTGAAAACTTCTCGTCCGATGCCCGTCTACTCTGTCCCCGGACTAGTCGACCACTTCTAATCTCGATAGAGACGGGTTATTCTGTTTTTACCGAGCCGACGCCCGTAAGAGGCAAGCGGGGCGATGGTAAACACGGAAATAACCCGGCGATCTAAAAATGTGAAAAGGACTACAGTTATGGGTTTATTTAGTTCTATCGGTAAAGCGATTAAGTCGGTTACAAAGCCCATTTCCAGTTTCATCTCTGGTTCTGGTATTGGTGATTTGATGGATTTTGGCTCTGGTGCCTTAGGCCTTTATAACGACCTGACAGGTAATTCAGCCAAACAGCAAATGGAACTCATGCGGTATCAAACTCAACTCCAAAATGAGAGTTGGAAATACCAAATGAGTAATCGCCATCAATTTGAGGTTGGAGATTTGAGAAATGCTGGTCTCAATCCTATTTTGTCTGCTAATTCTGCTGGTGGCATTGCCGCTGGCATTCCTAATGGCGCATTGGCAGATTCTGATAGTGCTCGTTATGGTGCTCGCACTAATGCACAATTAGCTCGTCAGAACGCGCAGCAGGTTGCCTCGTTGATACAGACTAATGCAACTCAACAGGATCGCAATTCTGCTGAGGCAGAGGCTTTGCGCATGAATGCCGAGAGTAATCGGATTAATGCTTTAGCTGTAGCTCGTCGTTCTACTGCTGAGGCTGCGCTTTTTAATCAACGTATGATTAATGAGCGTCTCTATCCTGCTAATCAGCCTCTACCGTTCAAATATCTCAATTCTGCCGGCTCTTTGTATGAGCATTGGAAGCAACCTATTGAGAACTTTTTTGATCGTCTCTACGGCCCTCCTAGAGACGCCGATGCTGGTCGTAGAAAACGCTATGAGGTTTACATTAACGGTACAGCAAATTCCCATCGTTGATTATTTAATTAATTTTTCAAGGAGATTTCATGAAAATCACAACAGGTTGGTTAGACCAATTCTTTAATATCTTTTCTCAGCTTGGTAAAATGCTTTTGTATCTTTATCAATTTATTAGAGGAAAATTATGAGACGCCGTCGTCTATCCCGAAAAACTTCCCGCCGTTTTTTCCGTAAAGGTCTTCGAGTCCGTCGTCGTAACCTCCGTGCGAGACCGATGAGAGGCGGATTTAGAATTTGAGGTTTCACGTGGAACGGAAGGCGTCACTAGAATGGCGCCTTTTTTTTATGACTTGTTATCACCCGATTACTGCGTATTGGAGCAGGACGCTTAAAACAAAATTAGGTACTCCTGCAATTACGTTTAAATATTTAGACGCTGATCTTGAATTAGGAGAATTTCAAATCCCTTGTGGACAATGTATTGGCTGCAGGCTTGATCGCTCTTTAGATTCTGCGGTTCGCGCTCATCATGAGAGTTTGTTATATGATCGAAATTATTTTCTCACGCTTACGTACAACAACGATAATTTGCCTCCTTTTGGTAGTCTCATTCCTCGGGATCTCACCCTGTTTTGGAAACGACTTAGAAAGCGCGGCGTCAGTTTTCGCTACATGGCATGTGGCGAGTACGGCAGTACTTTCGGCCGTCCCCATTACCACGCTATTTTGTTTAATTTACCTGCTATTGAACTCCAGCAAATTGGAACTACGCGCACTGGATTTCCTACTTATATATCTAACGTTATTAGCGAATGCTGGCCTTTTGGTTTTCATTCTCTTAATTCAGTCTCTTTCCAAACATGTGCTTATGTTGCCCGTTATGTAACTAAAAAGATTCTCGGAGATGGTAAGCTGGTTTATGAGAAATTTGACCCGGTGACTGGCGAAGTCGACTGTCGCGTCAAAGAGTTTTCTCGGTGGTCTACCAAACCTGGCATTGGCCATGACTATTTCATGAAGTACTGGAGAGATTTTTACAAGATCGATTGTTGTTTGATTAATAATAAGAAATTTAAAATTCCCAGATATTATGATCGTTTACTCTTAAGGGAACACCCTGATGTTTTTGAAATTGTTAAGCAAAAACGAATACTTAGCGCCCAAGATTACCGCTTGACACCAGACGCTCAAAAGAGTAGATTATTGGTCAGAGAGGAAGTTAAACGTTTACGAGCCGAGCGTTTACTTCGACCCTATGAGGCTCAAATTTCGGAGTATTTAGAAAATGTCTAAAAAAGCTTTAGTTTCTGTTTATGACAAAGTCGCGGGTCTTTATTCCCCTGTTATGACAGAAGTAAATATTGATTCTGCTATTCGTAATTTCAAATTTGGTGCTAAACAAAATCAACAGATCAGTGCTTGCCCTCAAGATTACGAGCTGCATTTGATCTGTTTGATGGATGACGAAACGGGATTAGTTTTTCCTAGCTCTGAAGAACAGTCAGGGCCGATTTGCCTTTTCAAGGCTCTAGATCTTTTCTCGGTTGAGTAGTTTCGCTACAATTATAGAGTTCTTTATTCTCTGAGGTCTACCGCCAAGTTTGCTATTTATCCATCTTGGCGGTTTTTTCACTTGAGGTGTTTATGCCTAAATTCTTTACTAAATACAATCCCCCGAAAGTTTCCGGCTGGAACTCTGAGCAGGAATCTCGGGTTCAAGAGCAGTTTGCAGATGCCTGCCAAACGGACACAATTATCCGGAAGTACAACTCCATGGGTGTTAACCCGTTTATCGCTTCTGTCGGTAAACAGTATTTGGATACCACTCAGATTCCTGATTTTTTTGTCGCTCAAAATTCTCAGGTTAAAGTTAAGGAATTTTTTGAGGGTTTACCCGCAGACATTCGTCTCGAATTTAATAACGACCCTATGCAGTTTGCTGAGGTTGTTTCTGACCCGCAGAATGAGGATTACCTCCGAGAAATCGGAGTTCTTGAACCCCTACCGCCGAAGGCGGAGGGTGAAAAACAACCCGCTTCTAGCGGGGTTAATTCTGAAAAGTCCCCTCCTGCAACTGAAGGTAGTGATATTTTTGCTCAGAAAAAGCCTGAAAAGGCTGTTTCTCCTGAAAAATCAAATGGTTAACTCCCACCTGGCACAGTTACAACAAGTAGGCAACCTGTCTCTTATACACATCTGACGCTGCC